GGAACATAGCCGCGGAGGAAAGACGGTCCCAGGCCCTGCAGATGAAGGTGGCCGGCGCCACCTATGCACAGATTGCCGAATCCACCGGGGTTTCCATTGCTCAGGCGTACAAGGACATCAAGAAACGCCTGGGCGAAGTCCGAAAGGACGACCACGAAGCCGTCGAACAGGAATGGCATCTGCAGATGACCAGGCTGGAACGGTTGCTGTTGCGCTGGTTCCCCCTGGCCATTGGGAACGATGACGATCTGGCCGAACTCGGGACCAATCAGTCGCTGAAGATAATGTCCCAGATGAACCGCATCGGCGGTCTGGAACCGGACAAGCCGCTGATTCAATTCAACACCCTGGTGACGGACGGAACGACGACCTTCGCCGATCTGCTCCGGGAAGCCACCACGCCGATTCCTATCGTTGAGGGAACGACCAATGGTCACGCCGGCTGACGCCCGGACCCTGGTCGAGCGTTCCAGGGACGAGCCTGGCTGGTTCTTCGACAACGTTTTGGGCGTTGAGCCATACGCGAAACAATTGGAGATCGTTGAAGCCCTCCGGGACAATCAGCGCGTGGCGGTCGTCGGCTGCAACGGGTCCGGCAAGGACTGGATGTCTGCCCGGATTATGCTCTGGTGGCAGTCCGTCCATTATCCGGCCATCACGGTCGTCCTGGGTCCGACCCACCGACAGGTCAGCGACATCGTATGGAAAGAAGCTAGATCATCATTCCTGGCGCCGAGGTTCCCATTGGGCGGCCGGATGTACCAGACGGCCAGATGGGAACAGGACGACCGGCATTATGCCCTCGGCCTGGCGGTGGACAACGACATGAACCTGCAGGGATTCCACAGTCCGAATCTGCTGGTCATCATCACCGAGGCCCACAACGTGTCCCAGAGCCACATTGACGCGGTCAAACGCCTGAATCCGGCCAAGATATTGCTGACCGGAAACGCCTTCGCTAATGGCGGCGAGTTCTTCGAAGCGTTCCACGGCGGCGCCGGTCTATATAAGACCATTGAGATCAGCGCGTTTGACACGCCCAACATCATCGAAGGTTCGAACCGGATACCTGGCATGGTCACAACGGAACAGATTGAGGAACGGCGCCGGGAGTGGGGTGAGGAATCAGCCATGTATATCGCCTCCATCCTGGGCCGGTTCCCGGACAACCTGGAGGACGCCATCGTTCCCCGGTCGTTGTTGATGGAGGCCATAACCAGGGAAGTAGATCCGGCGGGGCCGGCGGTCTTGTCCTGTGACGTGGCCAGGTTCGGCGCCGACCGGACCGTGGTCTACCGCCGGCAAGGGCATCATTGCCGGATGGTGTGGAACGTCCAGGGAAGGGACACCCAACAGGTGGCCGGCCAATTGAAGGCGATGGCTGAGGATGACCCGGACGTGGACACCATCATCGTGGACGACACGGGCGTCGGGGGTGGAGTCACCGACCGGCTGAACGAGGAGACCGTCCGTGGCGGCCTGGTCCGGGTGGCTGCCTTCAACGGCGGCGAGAAGGCCCGGAGGTCAGATCGGTACGTCAACGCCATCGCTGAGGCATGGATGGAGATGTCCCAGGCGTTCCGGGACGGCCTGATGGACATCGACGACAATCCCAGCCTGGTGGCCCAACTGTCATCGAGGCGCTACATCATCCAGGGGGACCGGCGAATCAAGCTGGAAAGCAAGGACGATTTCAAGAAACGGGCGCGGAGTTCTCCGGACGATGCGGATGCCCTGGCGATGTCGTTTGGATCTCCTGGTCCGGGGGTTGGTGTGTGGTGAAAGAGACCAAAGAAATGCGGTGCTCAGGCTGCGACAGGTTGCTGGCTGAACATGCCGAGGCCGGGACCGTTGTGGTCTGCCGGCGTTGTAAGCTGCGGAACGTCCAGGGATGAACACCTTGACCGATTGAAATTCCGCTGATAGCCTTTCGTTCAGTGGCCTTCGCCCGGAAGTGTCCGAGTCTGGTTTCCCTTCTTTAATTCCAGACCGAACCGGGGCGGAGGTCATTTGTCGTTCCTGGACAGGTTTTTTTCCGCTAAACAATATGCGGACCAAGGCGAGATCGGGACCACGATTCCGATGAACTATGACGTTGGCCAGGCGTCTTATCCTGACGCATCATTCGCCAACTTCGCGTCTGAAGGCTACGCCAAGAACGAGATCGTCCACGCTTGCATCCGCGAGCTGGCCGTCTCCGCAGCATCCCCCCGGTATTTCATCCAGGCCCCATCCACTGACGGCGGCATCGTCGAAGTGACCTCCGGCCTGTTGTATGACCTCATCAGCCACCCCAACGAGACCGACGACTGGTATTCCTTCATCGAAAACCTGGTGACCTATCTGATGGTTGCCGGCAATGCCTACGTCTACAAGGAACGCAACCGCAGCAACAAGGTCTCAGGGCTTTATCTTTTGCGGCCGGACCGTGTCCGAATCATCGGGGCGAGTTACGGCGCCGCAGGATATGTCTATGACGTGGGTGGAAAAGACCACCACATCGAACCGGCTGATCTGTGCCATCTGTCCCTGCCCAATCCGGCGGGGGATCTGTACGGCCTCAGTCCGCTCCAGGTGCTATCCAGGGTCGTGAACCTCGACCTGAATATGACCGACTTCGCCAAGGTCTACTTCCAAAATGCTGGCGTTCCGTCCGGCCTGTTGAAGCTGAAACGCCGGCTGAACACCCAGGAAGAAGCGGCGACGATACGGTCCAGATGGCGGTCACAGTTCGGCGGCCGGAACAACTTCCACCGTGTGGCCATCCTGGACGAGGATGCCGAATATCAACAGATGGCGTCGGCGCCCAAGGACATGGCCATGTCCGAGTTGCACGATCTGACCGAGTCCCGGATCTGCGCGGTGTTCGGTGTGCCGGCCATCCTTGTCGGCGCGAATGTGGGCCTGCAGCGTTCGACCTATAGCAACTACCGGGAAGCCAGGCTGACGTTCCACAGTGAGACCCTGGAGCCCCTGGTGGGCCGCGTCCTCAGGTATCTGAACCATCATCTGTTCAGCGAATACGCCGGCAACGAAACCCTGACCGCGGACTGGTCGGCCATGAAAGCGTCCCTGGACGACAAGGCAGATCAGACCAACCGCGTCAATTCCCTGTACACCGGCGGCGTCATCACTCTGAACGAGGCCCGAGGCCAGCTCGGTTATGACGCTCTGGGGGATGGGGACGTCCGGCGCATCCCGGCCGCGGTGTTTGAGATAGCCGATGGTGACAGCATGGCGCCCGTCGCGGTAGGCGCGGCCCCTGAAGCCGTTGAACAGTCTCGGGGATTGTATCCAACGAAAGAGGACTTCAATCCCTGGCGGCTGATGGACCAGGAAGAAAAGGCACCCATGCCCAGGCCGGCCAGACGTGGGGCGATGACGGCCAGGCGGTTGAACGAGGACCGGGAAGCTGAGACGGATCTGATGCTCCCGAAACTCCAGCGGTATTTCCGCGGCATACGAAACCGGATAGATGGGGTCCTGGGCCGGTACATGGAACGTGGGACAGATCAGACGAAAGAGTTCCCATTCAATATGGACGATCTGCTGCCGACCGTTGAGATCCAAGGATTGGCTGAGATCATCAGGGCTTCGACGGCCCGAGTGTCCCGGAAGACCTTCGACATCATCAACGATTCAGGCGTGGCCGGCACTCTGGACTGGGACGAGAAACTGCCGGTCGTCCAATCCGCGCTGACCCAGGCGCCCACCAGGGCGTCGATGATTCACCGGACGACATTCAAGAACGTCAGCCGAGCCGTGGAAATCGCACTTGAACGCGGCTATACCATCGAAGGATTGGCCCGAGGCGTCCCGGACGATAACTTCCCCGGCCTACGGTCCCTGTTGACCGAGACGGAAAACCGTTCCCGGCTGATTGCCCGGACGGAGATCATGCGGACCCAGAATCAAACCTCCTGTGGTTTTTATCAGGAACAGGGATTCCAATATGTCCGCGCTGACGACCCGGATGGTGACCCGGACGACACCTACATCGACCCTGGCGACCCGTATGGCCGCACGTGCGCCCAACGGAACGGCCAGGTCTATTCCTTAGATCAGGCCCGGAACATCGACGACCACCCGAATGGGCGCCTGAATTGGCTGCCCATGCCCCG